CCACTTCTTATTTCTACATCTTCTGCAAAAGTTGCTGTTCCACTATGTGATAAAGTTAAAGCAGTTAAAGAAGCACCTGTTGCAAAAACTAAATTAGAAGCACTTCCTGTATCAGTATTGTAAATGTAACTCCAATTATTATTAGAACCATTAACATCATTTTTAAAAGATATTCCTTTTCCTGGTAAATTTAATGCCCTGTCTGTTGAATATAATCCTGTTGCTCCTATTCCTACATCTCCTGCAAAAGTTGAGTTTGCACCTGCAAATCTTAGAGCTTCAGCATTACCTGCAGAAAAAGCCATAACATTAGCTGAAGGAAAAAATATCCCTGTATCTTGGTCACTACCATTTGCTATCATTGGATTGGTTTTGTTACCTCCATCACCTGAAAATAATCTTACTGAAGCAGTTAGATTAGTACCAGAAATATTTCCTGTTGAAGTAATAGCACCTGAACCTATTGTTCCTGCAAAGGTTGCTGCTTGACTACCTGTAAAACTTAAAGCAGTTACACTATCTTGTAATAATCCTAAAGTATCTGATGAGTGAGCATAACTTATAGCACCTTTATAATAACCTGTTCCACTTGCAACATCACCAAATTGTAAAAAATGTGTTTGTGTTGAACCTGCCCATAATTGAATACCACCTGCTACTGAACCTGCTGTTCCAATAGCTAAAAATCTTGTTGCAGGATTTCCTACTGGAGATGAGCCAATTCCTACATTACCTGTAAATAAATTGTTTCCTGTTCCTGAAGATTCTACATTTCCTGCTACTACTACATTTCCTGTTGTTGCATTAGCTGTAAATTTATTTGTGTTAACCGCAAAGTCTCCCGTTGACGATAAACCTAAGGTTGTATTAGCTGAGCCCGTAATTGTTAAAGCAGTTCCAACTTGAGAAACTATAGAGTCTCCTATAGTTGTAGCAGTAGCAAATACTGGTAGGTGTCCTGGACTACCTTGTCCATCTACTTGTGAATGGTCTAATTTCGACCAACGATTATCAGCGTCAGCTATAACCCAGTCTCCAATAGACCAATCAGTAGTTCCATTTAAATTAGTATTTCCTGCGTAGTTTACTACGTAATAATTTCCTTGAGGAATAAAAGGGCTGGCATCTATTGTATAGGCTTCACCAGTTAGCATAATATTTGTATCTAAAGTTAACTGAGTATTACTATCTATAACAGTTACTAAAGCTGTAGTGCCATCTACTTGGTTAATTACTTTATTTCCTATACTTACTGTAGTGTTAAAGTTTTGGCTTGAGTCTATAAGTTTAAAAGCAGTTGTAGCTCCGTCTGTAGTTCCAGACTCTACTTCGCCTCCTCCACTTATTAAAGTAGGTGTGTTAGTGTCTGCGTCCCAACTTCCTTTGAATATTAATCCACTAGAAATAGAACTAACTTGAGATTGTAGTTTACCAAAGGCTTCTAATATTGAATCTGAGGCTTGTATATTTCCTGCAGCAGGTGTAGGAAGACCAGTTAATACTTTTCCTATTACAGCAGAGTTTGTTAGAGTTACAGCTCCACTTACCGCTGAAGACCCATCTACATTAGATATAGTCCCAGTAGCTTCCCCACTTACACTAAGATTTCTTGCAGTTTGCCATTTAGTAGCAGTATCTGCATTTCCTGTAAGGTCTCCAGTTACATTTCCTTGTAGGTTTCTATGAATTGTAGAGGGTAAACTAAACGTAGCAGTTTGACCACTTACTGCAGTTGTTACTTGGTTTGTAGTCCCTGAAAGAGTAAACGTTTGAGTATTTAAATTAACATCACCAGTACCAGAGTCTCCAGCTATATCCAGATCACTTGCAGCATCTAATACATCTACATACGCAGTCGTGGCTAATTTTGTTGAATTGTCTCCAGCACTTTGAGTAGTAGCTACAGAATTATTAGGCATTGTAACCCCAGTAGAAAGTAAAGAAATTTGTAACCCTTGGTTTGAAGCTGCAGTTGTTATTTGATTGGCAGTACCAGTTACAGCAAAAGTTTGCGTGTTTAAGTTTACGTCTCCAGTTCCAGTAGTTCCACTAAAGTCTAAATCACTCGCTGCGTCTAAAGTGTCAACGTAGGCAGTTGTAGCTACCTTAGTTGAATTATCACCAGCAGATTGAGTAGTAGCTGTAGTAGCAGTATTAATAGTTCCATTAAGGTCTCCTGAGAAAGTAGCACCAGTATAAGTTCCACTAATAGTAACGCTATTTGGTAAACCTATTTGTAATTGTTGACCACTTGCAGTAGTTTCAATTTCGTTAGTCGTTCCTACAATAGCAAAAACTTGAGAGTCTAAGTCAACTGCACTTTGAGTAGTTCCATCTGAAAAATCTAAATCTTGACTCGTTACGTGAGTATCCACATAATCTTTTACTGCTGCCGAAGTAGGAAGGGAAGTGTCATTATCATTATTAGATATGCCGTCTGCCTCATTAACAAGTTTATTGATAGTTACTGCAGTAGAAGTGCCTTTAAAATTAGCAAATTCTAACGTTCCAGTAGACTTGAGGTCTCCGCCTGTGTTTAAATATACACCTGAATTATTCCCTAACCCATCCGACATTTGTTTTAAAGCTGCAGTTAAAACGTCATTATCTGCAGTTTTAAATAAACTTTTATACGTTAAACTTATTTTATTTCCTGTTAGTGTACTCATTTTTTATTTTTTTTAGATAAACTAATAACTTTTTAAAGTTTGTTTTTTTTATATTATATTCTTTTTTCATAATACCCATCCTACCCAATTAGCTTCAGTATCAGGGTACATATCGTCATTACTATTCGAGTAGTACTTTGGAAACTTTGTTGAAGCGTTAAAATTCATATAGTCTATAAACCTTCTAGTATAGAAATCTGCAAAGTCTCTATATTTTTGTACTAGAAAATCAATCTCATCTTTGGTGGGTAAGTCTGCGTTTTCTGAACGATGCCTATAAGTGCCTCCTTGTTTTGTAGCGTAATTTGAGAAAGGAAGGAAATCGACCATACTAAACATTATTAACATTGGCTGCACGTATTCGTTAACTAAATAAAAATAGTCAGGATTTGCTGCGTGTGTTAAAGTTCCATTAGTAATCATTTCTGAAATTTGGTTGTATAGATCTGTACCTAGATAATTTTGGATGTGCATTTGTTGTGCAATCTTGACAAAAGGTAAAAGCAAATCTGCGTCTACTGACCCATCAATTATGGAGTTTCTTACTAAGTCTGTTCTCGATATAAATAATGCTGTAGCCATATCTTTATTTTCTATAATTTGGGTCTAAGCTCCACCAATCATTTTTAGGTTGAGCCACTTGAGCAACTTCAGGGACATTAGTTTCTATTTGTGCTTCCTTTTTTAAACTAGGGTCTAAAGCTGCAATTTTACGTCTAGCCTCTGCTACTGTAATTCTCTTGTTGTTTTTTCTTAAATATGTTCTACGTTCCCAATAGTGTTGACAATTAACTCCTCCTTTGTAAAGCCATAAATTATAAGAATTTGAACCACCAGGACCGAACCCAGGATTATCCGAACTTTCTTTGTCTAAGTCCTCCATTCTATAAACTTTTTTAGCTGACCACATTTTACGACAAAATTCTCTTTCTGGATTATTACTTCCGTAATACCTATAACGCACTTTTATTATACTCGTATCTTGAGAGCTTTTTTTGTTTGGGGTGCTAGTAGGTACTGTAGCTAAATCCATAGCAAATTTTAAAGAGTGGTTTAGTATTTTGTCATAGTCATTAGCAGGTCTTGAATCTATTAATTCGTAGCCTTCTATTTCCTCGTCTTCGCCCTTACCTTCTAACTCACTTAAAATAGCTTTAGTTAACTCTTCGTTTACATTTAAAGGAACGCAGTTAGGAACCTCTTTTCCATCTTTTATTTTTGTGCCTATTTGCTCATATCCTTTCCAACAAGGAGCCTTTAACTCTTCGTGAGTTTGACAAGGCATATAATAAATTTTACCATCTAGCTCGTGTTCGTGATAGCCCATACATCCTATTTCATTAGCTTTATTTTCAGCTTCCTCAATCGTTTCGTATGCTATTTTTCCATCAATTACTTTCGAAAATGAAAACTTTTGTCCAGTCTCCTCTTCTATTTGTTCTTTATTAGTAGCGTTTGTTAAGTCGTTAAACTCTAAAGGTTGGAGCGTTTTAAAGTATAAATTAAGGACTATCTTATTGTAAACTAGTATATCGTCAAAAGCATTTAATAAAAGTTGCT